TTCTGCGTGTGCCTGCTTAACATCCTCACTACTGTTAGGTATACCTCCAAGCTCACGTTCTGTTTTAGATAACTTATTGTATGCTTTATCAGGTCTATTCATACAGAACCCTCTATAGCCTCTGTTCTTAAAATGATACAGCAAACGTGGCTTATTGTTCTCTATAAGTATTGGCATTCCATAAAATACGCAAGCCATCAGAACCTCTTCAAAGAATATCTCTGCTGTTTGTGGTCTAGCCACATACTCTAAAAAGAACTCATTACTTGGTGCTTCATCCATATTGAACATAGTCACACCGTGCAATGCTCCGTTAGAGCCACCACCACCTACTGTACCTGATATATCATATGAGTCACAACCAAATGCACCTATGTGGTCATTACCGGGATACTTAATCCCGTTCCTGTCAACAACCCTGTTTTGTAAGTTCTTATTGGGTGTCCAACTTACATTGAACCTACCACGCTTGTCAGGGCTAAATACAACCTCGCTATCTTTAACACCATTCTTCCAATGAAAGCTACCTCGTGTTATATGATGCTCTTTTATTAATGCATCGTTATAATCTATCTGCTGATATATTTTAGTTAGATTAAATATTGACTGTTTACTTTCGTCTCTAAATGCGTGTGATTCTGTTCGTGGGAACTGACGATAAAATTCATTTAATGCGTCTGCATCATTCTTTAATGATGCTACTTCATTTTCCCAATAGTCTACAGCACCCTGAGATATCATTTCATCATCCACACCTCTTACAGGTTTTGGTGGATTCTGAAACACAGGCATCCCAAACCTATCTATGAACCCTTCCATATTCCACTCCATTGGAATAAACAAAGAATACATACCACTCTTAGTCTGACCGTTTGAGTTACGATTTAAAACATTAGAGTCGTTGTACAACTTCTTAAAATTATCACCACCCTTATTAAGTGCATTTGATGTAGAACCCATCATACACTTACCTATAATCTTACTACCTAATCGTAAACAGGTTTTAGTTACTCGCCAATTGTTTAGAATATTATTTGGCTTTATCCATTTACCGCTTTCATCGTGTACTAATAATAATAACTTCTCACCGTCATAGCTGTTGTCATCTGTATTTTTCCAATCTATTGTGGTATCCAACCCAAACAACTCATCATCGCTTGTGTCGTACATATTCTTCTTTGTAATCTTAGCTGCCGGGATACGGAATGCAAGCTCTGTCTTCGGCTTATCCATACCATCCATAATAGGTTTAAAAAAGAAAGGTAATCTACTATTTATAGGTACAACCTTATCAGTAAACATCTTTTTTGCATCCGAACCTGTTTTAGATAATATACCGACCCTTGAATCCTTAGCAAGTGTTCCTGTATTAACACACTCGGATGATGACATAAATGAAAAGCCTGAACGTCTTATCTTAAGATATGTCATACCAAAACTTCTTTTGTCAGCCTTACAAGCCTCCCAAAATATATATAGTATACGGTTTGCTTCACGATAGTCAGGATACCCAACATCAATAGATGTCCATTGCAGATACATATAATGTGCTCCTGTTATATAAGTAGGCACACCATTGTTCATAAACCAATGACCATACTCTCGTGAATCAAATTCAGATTCAATATAATCTACCCACCTATCTTTAAACTCAGATGGCTTGTCATTCCATTGGAATATAGATTGAATCTTTTGTAAGTCTTTTGGTATCTCTTCTCTCTCCCAATACTGCTCCTCTTTCTTACCACTTCTCTTGTACACCTTATTAGGTACTAGTGGTAATGCTATAGGTAATCCCTGTATAGACACTATCTCACCTATCTCACCGGTCTTTGATATGATAACCATATCATACTTCTCATCATACCCATACTTCCAACTCTTTGCCTTATTTTTATTTTTCAAGACACTCTTTGGAACGTAATCTTCTAGCGTGACGTATAAGTTATTTTGACCTTCGTTCTGCAAATCCTTGTTTTGTGTCTACTTTACTTTTACCTTTTTCGGCAGACTCTAATGCCTCCCTTTCAAGCTCTATTCTATTTAATATCTCAAACGCATCAAATATTGCTAGCTTTTTTGTAGCAGCAGCATTCTTTAGTTTGTCAGCAGCCAAGTCATCCATTGGGTCTGCTTTTATTATATCTTCTTTAGCAACCTTTATAAGTTGCTCAACAGCCCTATGACCTGCTTGTATTATTTTCTTTTTTGTTTCCTTTACATTCATAAGCTCATTGTTATTTGATGGTCGTACACTCTGTAAAGTTTCTCATCATCAACCGTAAACTCATATTCACTTTCAGGGGTAAAGCTAACTCTATCACCGGGCTTTATGCCCATAGATGTAAGATAGTCATTTGGGTATTTCATTATACCTACCAATGGCTCTTCTACTGAGTTCTTAAATATAACTGAATCTTCTCTTTTGATTGGCTTTACAAAACAATATCTATCGTAAGCATTCCATCCATTCTCATTCTTATACATAAAGAACTGCTCGCTGTCTATAAAGAATAGGTCATCCTTAAAAAAGCTCCTTCCACTTCTTTGCCTACCCTTCATATCATTATAAAACTTGAATACATTGTGATGTACGAGTAAGGTGTCTCCTACCTTGACTCCTCCTGTGTAGCCGATTGGAAGCTCGACAACTTCAGCGTATCTGTTTGAAAACTTATGGTCTTCTTCAGATGTACTGACAACAAACTCTATTCCCCCTATCTCTCTTGTGTTGTCGTATCGTCTTCCTTTTAATGGCTTTACTATAAAGTAAAACGGTGATTTCATTAAAAGTTTATGTTGTATTCAATAGACACAGGTACAGTTTCGTTAAACTCTTTCCAAACAAATATCTCTTGCCCGGACTGTATCCATATCTCTATTGATTTTTTTTCTTTATTAAATTTAATTAAATGAATAGTATGCGTACCATTCAAAACAGACTGACCTGTTATGTAATGCATAGCACCCGACTTATAGTCAGGTCCAATAGATATCTTTCTGATAATGTTCATTAATAAACCACGCACACAACGCTAGAACTTGTTCCGTCTCCTGCGTTTCTATATAACCTACCTACTGCTAGTCCTGCTGATACAGCAGCAGCATTATCTGCGTATACAGGAAGTGCTACTGTTGATTGAGCCAATAATGCAAGTATTGATTCTACTGTGTAGTTCTTAGTCTTATTTGCATCTTGTTCATCAGAACCTATTAATATATCTGTTAGGTTAACTTGACCTGATATTGGGTATGTACTAATTATCGCCATTTGTTACTTTTCCTGTTTGCACGTTGATGACTGCATCATCTCCGTATTTTTCTAATAATTTTTTCTCTTCCTTAATGTAAGAAGCCTTCATTGCTTCGATTTCTTTTAATAAAGCATCCTGTGCGATAAAGGTGTCAGCTATTCTGATTTTAACATTGTTATACTCTGTTACCAATCCTTGCAATAGCTCTAGCTCTTCTTTAGTTAATTTTTCCATTTGATTATATTTTCTACAAATATAAAACTTTTTTATCTTTGCAGTATGAAGAACCCACAGTTAATCATTTTTATAGCACTATACTCAATTGTTGCTACAGTTATTATAACTAATTTATTGTTTGCTGAAAAAGCACAGCAAGAAGTTATATTGCCACAACCTGAAAAAATATCCTCAGATACGGTTTATATGACTATAGATAGCTTGGATTCTAAAAGAGATACAATCAAATTATATTATGAGACAAAAATTAGCAACTACCATATTCTTCCTTCTTCTGAACGTATCAGCTTATTCGCAAATCGCATTAGTAGATAGTAAAGGCGATACATTAGTTGCCATCACTCTTGAGCAGATGGATAACATATATGTTGAACTAATTCAAAAAGATAGCCTGATGGAACAAGCCATTATTAGCCGTTCTAAGGAAGCTAAACTATATGAGCTAGTAACTATTGCCGAGAATAACCTAAAGTCCTGCGAGAAGGTCTTAAAAGACGTAGGAGATAGCAATATCTATTTGTTGTCCGAGAACAAGAAAAAAGATAATAAACTTAAAAGGACTAGAAAGGTTGCCATATACACTACTATTTTTGCTATACTTAGTATCCTTCTTTAGATACATCAAAACTTGGGCAAGCCTTGTAAGTCGTAAATTCATTGTGACCGTGAACGGTACTGCCCGGATATCTTTTCTTTAGTTCATCTACAAGCCATATGAGAGCTTCTTTCTGTGCGTGGGTTCTCGTATCTTTTGGATTCTTAAATGATTTGTCCATTCCTCCTGCGTATGCGATTCCGATGCTATGTTTGTTCTCACCCTTAACGTGAGCA